AACTGCTCATGGTTGGCATTTAGGTCAGCTGCCTTGACTGATGACCCTGCCGTATATGTAGCCTTTGCACTATCTACGTTAGTATCACGAAAGATACGTATAGCTGCTGGGCTAGCTGGTATATTGCCTGATGTAAAGACTACATTACCACCACCTGTAGTAGTATAGCTTGTAATATTGTAGTGTGTGCCTGATGATTTTATGACACCATCTACATCAACTTTTATGTCAGACTCTTGTATAGAGGGAAAAGAAAACGCTTTTGTCGCATTTCCATCCCCAGTGTAATCTACGAATGTTGTTGCCATTTATTTGTATATATTGAGGATGTTTGCTGTTTGAGATTTTTTCTCTACTTTTCTTCTCTTTTGCATTAACTCTTCTTCCATGAGTTTTAAAGCTTCTGGGTTATCCTTAAGTGTTGCCCATGCTCTACGTCTAGCTTTTTGAAATAAATCATCAATAACAATATTATGGTAGTAGTCTCTAGCATCATACTGGCTACGTAAACCAGCTCTGATGTCAGCGTACATTTTCTCCATAGATGCTATTATTCTAGGATCTACTGCTAGCTTATCTAGCTCACGTTCTAAGTTTTGCTCACCAATAGCACGTTGAAACAAAGACCTAACTCTAGGTGAGTCGGTTAAGTTTGTGCTGTCAGGAGCATAGTATGTGGACATACGTAGATCGTATCCACTATCAAACAAAAAGTTTCTACCAATGCTTTGATCTAGGTTTAGTGATATAGGGCTAACTGCGTTATATGCTCTAGTTAAGAAATCCCAGTCCTTAAGAGGTTGACCATTTAGCATGTCATACTTAATAGGTAATGGATCACTTGCAAGAGCTTCTGTAATTAGGTTACGGTTACGTATAGACTGGTCAATACCAGATCCAATCTCACGCATGTATGGTGTAAACAGTCTACCAAGCTCGTTACGTAAACCAGCAAGAGGTATAATGTTGTTGCCTAGTCCAGCTATGATTCTATCAAACTGACCGGGGCGACCAGCAAACAAGTCAACAAATGACTGTATACCAGCTAGGTATGACTTACTTGTAATAGCCTGTGCTACAACTAATGATATTTTTTGTAGTTCTGATTCTGTCCACTCTTCACCCATAAGTTCACTTGCGTCACCTACGTCAGCGATTGTAGACATAATTAAGTTAAATGGTTCAAAGTTATCATAACCAACACGTACAGCACCTAGCTTTATTGTCCTTGGTTCCCATTTACCATCTAGCCACATCTGTCTTTTTGACCTGTCAACAGGGCCATTACCGTTAAGATCACCACGCATCCAAGCTTGTACAGCCATAAATACTACTCCAGATCCTATTGCAAATCGGCCTGTTTGTAAAGCCTTTGCGTTAGCTAGTTCTTCAGCAGTTGTGATACCATACTTAAGTACATTGTCTAGATTATCTGCACTAGCAAATGCAATGTCGTTAAACTCTTTGACTAAGAAGTTAAAACCGGGGGTATACTTACCTGTCAATGCAAGACCGTTTACACCAGTTCTAGCAAACAAAAAGAATGGTTTAGCTAGTGGTGTAGCAGTAAACACATCATTTAGACCCTTTGCAAAACCTGTTAAAGGTTGTGTAAGTGTAACTTCTTGACGTGCAAAGTTAGTTGCTTCATCTTTGATACCACCATTTTGGTCAAAGACCTGTCCGTAAAAGTCATCTTCATATGCCTTCATCAACTCCTTGGTAATCTTTGGTGTCTGTATACCGTTACCTTGTAGCTCCATAACTCTACGCATGGCTTTTTCACGCATTTTTGCACGACCAAGTATGTATGCAAATGAATCGTCAGTGGCTGCCATAATCTTAGTAGAGTATGTTAGAAGATTACTGTTGTTCATACTACGTGCTATGTTAGCCATACGAAATATAGCTATATCAGCTTCGCTAGCATTACCACTATCTTCGTAGTATCTGCGTAGTAGCTCCCAGTTCTGATCTCCACGAGTATGGTCAAAATATCTAGTCTTAGCGTTAGTTATGTCACCTTTCCAGTAAGAGTTGAGTTTAGTTCTAAATAATTGAAACGACTCAGGTATAGCTTCTATCATAGCATTGACGGATGCAAGACTTGCTCTTAATGTAGCTGCATCACCATCAAACGGGTAACGTACAGCAGCACCTAAAGCTGTGCCTAGCGGTCTTAAGAATGTAGCCGCAGATGTACCCATAATCGCCCTTATAGGCGTTTTAGGGCCGCTTAGGACACTATGGGTCATAACACCCTCTAGCTCTCTTATAAGAGCACCTGTACGGTTTATATCCTTAGCGTTTAACTTACCACCTCGTACAACAGTTCTAGCCCACTTGTCAAAATCATCAACGGTGTTTATATTGTCCATCATAGAAAATGTTTCTAGCATGGCGTTCATTAAATCATCATCATTACTATCTTTAGTTAGCTTAAGTATAGACATGATAGACTCTCTGGCATCAGCTACATCAGCTTTAACAGCTTCCTCTATAGCTTTCTTTTTGTTTTTACCAGCACCTAATGCTCTAAATGCGTCAGACAGTACAAATCTAGACTTTTTAGTTTCGTATAAAAGAGTCAACATTGTGTCCATAATCTGTGACGCAGGGCCGTCTATGGCGTTTACATCAACTATATCTTCAATCTCACGTGCAGCAATACCTGTATCTCGTAGCTGACATAGTAAACTTCCCATACATAAATCAGAAGCTACTACTTTTTCTGGTGGTATAATTTCTTCTCCACCTATTATATCTTTCTCAGCGTCTAGTATTTCAGCAAGATATTCACCGGCAGACATATCTGCTGGGTTTCTACCTTGTGTAATACGTTGATGTGTTTCTACTGCATCTTTGTACTTATCAATAACAGCTTTTCTGTTACCCTTAGCAGTAGCAAGTTCTTTGCTAAACTTATCTTTACTTATAAGTCCACGTAAAATACGTTCAACTGTTTCATCAGTTGTGCCACCTTCACGTGCTATACGCTCACGTTCTACTGGTGTAGTTACAGAACCTGTAGAGCCTTCTTCAGAACCCCACTCAGTTCTTGTACGTTTTAGCTGTTCACGTGCAGTAGGAACGTCAACCTGTGATGGGTGTGCTCCTTGATGTGGTTCTGCAAGTGGTGCATTTTTGTCAGCTCTAAACTGAGCGTCGCCTCTACGTAGCTGTGCTATGCCGTTTTCTACTGTTTGATCTTTAATACTTTTATTACGTTTTGCAATCTGTTCTATAGCTGTACCACCACCTTTTTTGATTGCATATACTGCACCATCAAAGAATAGACCTATACCCATACCTTCTACGATGTTTTTTATTTTCATCATAATAGGATGATCTGTGTCTTTTGTAGATAGTGGTGTGTCAGCCCAACCATATCTGTCACGTAACGCACCTAATGCGTTTTCTCCATCTGACTCTTTTGATATAAGGTCAGACACAGCCCCTACAGCTGCACCTCTAGCTAGGTTGCTAGTTGTTATAGCTGTAAGACCGGCTGGTATAGACACAATACCTGTTGCTGCTGCACCTTTTGCTGCTAGTATAGTACCAGCTGCTAGAGATCCAAAGTGTACCAGTCCACGTAGTTGTTTACCCCACCATGTTTTAGTTTCGATGGGGTTATCGTATGCATCAAACGGTGTCCAATCTGGCTTATATGTGCCAGTCTCTTCTCGTTGACGCTGCATTTCACCTGAGAACGCATCTGCTGTACGCTCAGGAAATGTTGCAATAGAGGATGCAGTATCTTGTAGACCACCTGATAGAATGGACTGACCCTCTTTTATAAATGCTTTAGCACCCCAAGTCTCCGAATCTCTAGGATCTTCTTGTTCTGCTAAGGCTTTTTCTTCTTTTTCTTCGGCTTCAGCTTTTAGTTTCTTGCTTTCCTCAAGACGTGCTCGTTCTTCATTTAAGAACTCTTGCATCTTTTGTGCAGCTAAGTCAACTGTTCCACCGTCTATGTTTGTCACATACTGTTGTGGGTTAGAATCAGTCATCGTCCTCTTAGTTCTCTCTTAGTTTTAAGTTTTCTCAATCTTTCTTTTTCAATTTTTTCTATCTTAGCTTTCTGTCTACCACCAGCTATCAGCCTATTAAATCGTTCTAAATCAGAAATTAAAATGTCAGCTACATCTTTTTGTAAGTTTTCAAATTTAGCAAAGTAGTTATTCTGTAAGTTAGGAAAGACTTTATTTACAGCTTCTAACTCTTCTGGCCTTAGATTTATCATTCTACGGTAGCCTTCAGTTTCCTTAGTCACAGCTCCACGTATAGCATTTTTACGATTTGCTTTTTCTTTTACACGCATGATAACAAGATAACTTTGTAAATCTTCAGTCATCTTAGCATTTAAGTCTAGATCTAGCTTTTCTGCATTTTGTGCAAAGTATGCCATAGCATCTTGAGTAAAGTTATACATGCCTATGTTTTCTATTTGACCACGACTAGCCATATCAATAACTTGGCCTAAAGTTAATTTTGTTAGATTTGTTGCCTCTCTACCCGGTCTAGCACCTCTTACAATTGTATAAGAATCTTCATCTATATTATCACCAGAGTTTTTTGACCACACTTTTAATGCTTTTTCAAAGTCTCTTTTATCGCCAAAACTCATAGTTTGTATAGCTGTATTATCGTTAGGATTCTTAGTAAACTCGTTTTTTGTTTTTGTATTTTGAAACACGTCAGCATAAGGATTGACCATCTTAGTTTCTGGATCATAGATGCCTAGAGTTTCTGCTCGTTGATAAGCAGCTTCTGTACCGCTTAACACTTCTACTTCACCATTATCGTTTATAATAGTTACCTTTAGGCCGCCATAATATCTAAGTATTTCTTCTCGATTATTGTTGTTATCAGTTACAAAGTCAAGAAGTCTGTTTACAGGTTCACCTTCAAATGCTTGTTTACTTTGAAAGAAGGTACGATCTTTTGCTATCTTTGATTTTACATTTAGATATGACTGTGCTCCAGACTCTGCCAAAGGTATTGGGCCATCAGCTATAGCTTTATCTATTGCCTTAAGATTAGTTTCAGATAATATACCTACAGTAATTTTACCTGATCCATCTTTAGTTCCTAATATTTCATCACGATAATCTCGAATAGTATAATTTGGATTAGCAGCTATCGCAGCTTCAAAAGTTTTAAGACCTTGACCCTGACCATCAACATCAAGAAACCGTGCTTTGTACTGATCCATCAATCTTTCGACAATACGTATATCATTTGGGCCTAAGGTCTGTGTTGCTGGATCTATAGATTTTACATACGGCTCAATAAACTTTTCTCGTACGTTTTTAAAATGACTTGCATACTTATTAGCAACAGTCACATTAATATCTCTCTGACCACCTGTTTGTGTTTGGTTGAGAGCAGACTTGAGTATTTCAGGTATAGGTGTGATACCATCTTTGTAGAATGGTTGCTTTTTAAAGTCTCTGAGTAGACCACCGATCTGAGATGGATCTAGTTTGGTAGTACCTGTAGCGTCTTTGTTTTTGAACATCAAAGGTATGACGTGCTGGTTTACAAACGCATTGGCTTCTGATATAGCTTGAGCCTTATCATCTTCCATTCTAGCTTTTTCTATATCGTTAATTTTTTTAGATAGCTCTTGTATGTTAGATCTTTGTCTGGCTACAAATGGAGTAGTCTGGTCTTTCTGTGCATTTACAAATGCTTGTAAACTATCATACTTCTTATAGTTTTCGTTAGCAGCATAGTATTCTAAATTTTGATATATCTCTCTAGCTTCGTGAGGTAGTATCTCTCCACCCTCAACTAGATCAGCTACACGTCTAAAGAAAAAGTCTGTAGCTTGACCTTTGCTCATATTTTTTTCTACTGCTATCTGATCTATAATACCTTCTTTTTTAAATATAGTATCATCAAATCTTTTACCAGTATTCTTATCTTTTACATACGCACCTTTTACAGCTGTAATAATTCTGTTATCACGTATGTAGTTTTGTTCTTCTTGAAACTTTTTGTCTAAAGCAAACTGAAAGTTACCTTGAGCTTTATCAATCTGTGCCTGCACTTTAGGCATAATGTCCTTATAAAGACGTTTTTTAAATCTTTTACTGTAAGGATCACCACCATTTACAAACTCATTATATATAGCAGTTCTAATAAAAGCTTCTTTGGTGCGTTCAGCATACTCGTTAAACTGTTCGTTAGTAGTAGACTCAAAAGCTCCATTCTTAGATAGGTTATCGTTTATATTATATAGAATATTTGGCTGTGCAAAATAGCTTAGTCTAGTTTTTAAGTCACCTTCTATTATTTCATCTTGAGGTATACCAGAAATAAGTTCTAGTTTATTTCTTACATTCTTATCTCTTAGTATTTCACCTTTAGCACGACTCTCATCGTAGTTCTGTGAGTTTGAAATTGTATTTTCTATAGCTGCTAGTTCAGCATCAAAATCTTTATCATACTCTAGTTTGTATGCTTTGCCAAGACCATCAGCTTCTCTTGCTAACTGAGCTTTTCTAATCTTAGCAACATTACCTATGATATTTGTAAGAGAGTTGAGTCGCTTGTCGAACTTGGAGGCAGCAAGTTGTTCTAGCTCTACCATCTGATCGAAGTGTCTCTTCGTATCTTTGATAGCATCATCTTGTGCCTCGAGCATAGCTTCGGTAAGATCTGCTCCTGTTTCCAGATAGTTTGTTTTACTAATATCAGGAACCTGATCTCTAGGTGTACCAACTATATTCTGAAATGAATCGGTCATACCACCTCCATATCTACATCAACTTTACTATAATCAACAGCCAAGAATCCGTCTTGTACATGTACTGCCATTGGATTTATCTTGACAACATCTTGAGCCATAACTCCACGATAACGAGTATCGTTACCTTTATAATTAAACTCGTATATTTTGTAACCTTGTGGTGATACACCGACTTGTTTTACATCTTCTTTGAGTTTTATATCAGATCCAGCAAATGCACCAGCTATACTTGCAATTGAACTAGCAATATTTAGAGCACCAGTAAGTGTATCTCTAGGAGGCATCATAACAGGAGCACCGTATGCTGCTGGTATACCTAGCTTCTGTCTAGCAGATGCGTTCATAGCTTGGAACTTACGTTGTATACCTGTTTGTGCATACGATAGGTTACGGCCAAAGTTAGCCCTATCTATGCTTTGTATTTCTGCCTGTTTTCTTAATAAGTTTTGATACTGTTTTCTTCCAAAGGATCTAGAACGACCACCTTGATCTATCTTTTTACCTTGAAAATATTTAGCTACAAGTTGTTGGTTTCTAAGACGACCCTTACCTTGAGCAAATACTGCTTTTACATAAGCGTCACTGAGGTCACGTGTGTAACCTATTATGTTTCTATTTTGGGCACGAGCTAAACTTGTTTCTTTGTTAAAATACTTAAGTCTATTTTGTTCAAAGTTTGCGTTTTTTTCTCGTCGCCTTTGTCTAGCAGCGGCTCTAGCCCCTGCATTAGCGTCTACGCACACGGCAAAATTCAATAAATGTTACATTGTTTGGCCCCCATTCAAACTTACGTAAGAATTTAAAGCCAAGGAACTTAAGTAGTTTTAAATGTACTTTATTCCTATAGTCAACTTTATTCCAAAGGAGTGGTTCAGTACGGCTATCGACATACCGCTTGGCCTCTCTTGCAAATAAAATTGGTTTTTCGTAGATAACTGGAGTGCAAAGCATCCATATATCTCCCTGTTTACCTACGCCTGCCATACCAGCAATCTTGCCGCTAGGGGACGTAAAATAGACTCCAGAGGGTGCTTGAGCCATTATGGGTAGATAGACCTTCGGGTCTAATCCATAGCCCTCTGAGATCTCTCTGAAGTCATCTGGGCGTAAGTTTGAGGCCACCTCTAAGGCAACCTCTGGTGTAAGTGGGTGAATGTGTTTACTCATAAATTTTTGTATATCGGTTCTAGCTTCTCTATTGTATCTGCCATCCAAGGTTCCCAAGGCATCTGTTTCATACCTTTCTGGACATATCGTTCATACCATCTGTTGGTTTTCATTCTCCAATAGAAGTATCTGAGTTCTGTTTCTGTGAGTTGTATGTTATACACGGCGATAATATTTAGGTGAATAGTCTCCTTCCCAAGACAACGCTCTAAGCGTAGCTGGGGCAGGGTGTGAGGATTTGAGTGTTATATCAACGTTTGTGTTTTTTTCGTAGACTGGGATAGTCTGTATAAACTCTTCGAGATATGGTGCATCAGATGCGTCGTACTCGTCAAGCTCTGTTGATTCGTAGATTTCTGTGTAGTCATTTTTACCAACTCGTTCAAGCGTAGATTCGTATAGACCTATCTTACCAAAGTGAAACTTGACTCTATGTAAAACTAAAGATGAGTTTACGTCTGCTGTAGCTCGTTGTCCCTCCATTTTTGTAGGATAAAGTGTTGGTAACTTTACTTGGTATGGATAGATGTATCCGATTGTAAGTGTAGCACCAGACCAGTTACCGGGTAAAGTAAAACTTGTACCTGATACTGTAGCCTTGGCGTATCGACCAACCCGAGAAGAGTTGGTGTTTGTGTCAATCACAACTAGATCATGGTTAGGTGTGGTAACTGTATTCAACCAGCTGACACCAGAAAAGGTTGTCAGATTCGTAGTTGAGTTATCCACATGTAATAAGAAGTCGACATTATCTTGTACTATGCTAGGGTCTGTTTCAGTCTGCACTAGCTTGATACTTTGTAGATAATAGTCACTATCTAAAAAGAAATACTCATCATTTATAATAAAATGATATGTTAATGGATTATTTAGTTTCCATTTAAACCATGCAGCCTGTACTCTTTTATCTGCGGCTTGGAAATATTTATAACCAAACACCGTATCTGTCCCTGTTTTACCTATTAACACAATAGAGTTTTCTCTAGAGTTGGTCATTAGGTCTATGTTTTTAGGCAGTAAGGTAGGGACAACTTTACTTACCTCGATTATGTTAGGCTCTCCTTCTCTTGCTGAGTTAGCCATCTCATTGAACCTACTAAACTTACCAGAGTTATCTATGTAAGCTACTGTAGTTCCTAGAGATATAGGAGCCATCTTTTCATTATAGTTAAATGTAGCTATACTTCTCAGTTTTGCTGTGTCAGGGTTGAATACTGTATCATCTGATGCGAGTAAAAACTGTTGGTTTGTACTAAATACAAGTAAACCAGCGTTGATTTCTATACCATCAAACAGGTCAGACGGAAACATAGACGCAGCTGATATATCTACAGGGTCAGCAACTGATACTGTAAGAGCTGTTTCAATAAAGAAGTTAGGCTCTCCCAGTGTGCCCGGTCTTGATGTTATTACGTTTTCGCCTGCTAGAAGTGCTAGCCTATTACGAAAGAACAATACCTTGTTAATACGTTTACCAACAAACGAAGGCATTGGATTAGTAAAGGTGTCACCAACATCTCGTGTGCCATATGTAAACGGCCTTACCGTAAATGTAGTTGTAGCGGTACGTTGTATTACCAACGGCATGTTTGTCAGTGTTGTAGTGATACCCGGTAGAGCACACTCAGTCCAAGATCCACTACCATCTTTACCATTTTGACCTTCAAACTTTAGATAATAGTCATCCTCTTCTGCTCTCAAAGCGTTAGCAACCCTAACAATATAACCGTTTTTACATTGGTTTGGTAAGGATTGGACATCATTAACAGAGCCTTGCATGACTCTCATCAAATCATTCTCTACTATATTTATTGTAAACGATTGAGTGCTGAAAAAGTATATACCATTACCTATCTGTTTAGCATTAATACCACTTGGTAAGTCTGCTATAATACCACCTATAATAGTGTCAGCAGTTACAGCCGTCTGAGCATCAAAAGGTGTAGGCTCCGGACGTACAAGTCCATCACCATTACTACTGATTGTAGCATTTACCTGAGTTGTTTCAACTTCTTCTACAGTAATTGTATACTGTGCTGGAGTGGTTTGTGCAGCAGCTTTTGAACCACCACCGCCACCTTTTGCAGAGTCTAATTCAACTACTACTTTATCACCTACAGCCCAGCCTTCACCACCATGTAGTAATACTATCTCTCTTTGGTAGCTACATTGATAGTTGTCACCATCTGGGCCATCACTGCTAGCATTATAGTTAGGGCTAACACCTTGCTGACCTAACGAGCTGACTCTAAATATTAAGTTTTTAGGTGGGCCGCCTGCACTACCAGATCTACTTGATGGTGTTAAGTCATTGTTACTTGAATCTTTTACTGATACTGTAGTTACACCACTATAACTATTAGCAGCACTTACTGCAAATACTTGAGTACCGATTCCGGGACATGATCCAGACCCATCGCCTTCAAATAAAGTATCATCTGTAATACGAATACGTGTAGCACGAGAGATAGATGTAACGTCAGCGGTTCTAAATATATCAATACCATATTGTCTTCCATTTTCTGTTCGTAATAATTCTAACATAGCAAAGTGAGCATCTGGTCTTGCTGTTGACGAACCAGTTTCTCCAACTATAGTATTAGAATTAGTAGAGTCCCTACTTGAAACAAATGTAGTATCATTGATAGTAAGGAACTGTAGGTTTTCTGGGTCACTTGTTGCTAGATATGCTTGTACTGCTGACTGATGATCTGTACCGTCATGCGTGTAGCTTGTAGTCATTTGCTGCCCGTCACTACAACGCCATACACGTACTTGACCATCAGCTGCAACTTGACCTATATAAGATCCCTCTGTCTCATCACGAAAGTAGTGAAACCAAGACCCGCCACTTTGTACATTAGCTAGTTTGTCGGTTCCAATTCTTTTAGCACCCGGTCTTTTGAATAGTCCTTTTGTAACGTCTGGTATAGCGTTTACTATTTCTGTGACTTGGCCGGGAAACTTTAGGTTGTCAGGCTGTTCTGACATACCTAGTGAGAACTGAGGGATAGTTTGTGTTACGCTTGCCATTATCTCCTTAGATTTCTAAATGGTTGATATGTTTGATATGCAGTGCCTTCTGGGAATCCAAACATGTTGAAGTCTCCTTGGTTACACTCGTATTCTTGTAGAGCTGCTCGAGCTAGGCTGGCTTGATTAGACAGTAGTCTAGCAAGGTTTGGGTTTGCAACAAGCTGTGTAGCTGCTGCTGCCATAGCTCTATATGTAATAAATCGTCTGAATATAATAGGTAGATCTTCAAACGCATATAATCTGACGACATCTAAATCTAGATCTCCGTCAAACTCATCTGTATGATCTATCTTGTCATATATAAATCCATTACGACGTACGAGGTTATGATGTCTACGAGCTTGGTTGTCATGTAAGTCCATAGAAAGTATGTCATCACCTATTGCAATCTTTTTAGTAATAGAGTCAGGCGTAAACTTTACATGATACTCTGTGTTAAAATGCCACCCCTCTGCCTGCGTGTCTACGTTAGCATCACGGAGTAGGTTAAATATAAGTGATACTTCTGGGTTGTCAAAGTTAAGTGTTGTCTGTGGTGATTGTCCGATAGCTCCCAGTATAGAGTTCACTGCGGATAGTTCGGTATCGGTGTCAATAGTTGTGGTAGCCATAAGAAAAAAAGGGAGCCGAAGCCCCCGTATAAAAATAAAAATTAAG